AGGCAGCCTGCTCTTTGTCTACTTGTGCTTGAGCGGCCCGCTCCATGTCGATTTTTTCATTCAACAAAATAGCCAATTCATGCTCGTTATTAATCTGGATCTGCTTTTGTTTCGCAGCCTCGGCTTTCATCTTCTCCGCTTCGGCTTCCTCCCATTCTGTTAGAGGGCGACGGGCCTCAATTTTTAGCAGATCCAAAGTATCGCGCATTTCCTTACGGCTGCTGTCGACAACTTTAGATTTAGCCTTCCAGTCAGCGGTAAGCCCTTTACCCATGCTATCTAGCCGGGTCTTGAACTTGGCAACCTTGGCGGCTAATGACGCTGTACGAGCGCGACCGCCGGCGGAATCAACATTGTGTTCAAAACCGTCTACCAAATCTTTAGCCTGTTGAATCAGCGGATCAAGACCAGCAGGCGCTACAAATGCGGCTAAAATTGTGGTTTCTTCTATTTCTATTAAATCGTTCATGCGACAACTCCGTTTTTAGTGGTTTTATTTAAATTCTTATCCGCCTCAGCAATCCGGCCCTCGGTATAAGCGGTCGCAATTAAATTAATCAGCCACTTTTCGTGCTCCTTGTCCAATTCTGCCGACGCGACGAATATGGCTATTTGGTCATCACTCATTCACCCTCTCCATTTACTCGTTCAAGAATGGTTACAGTGTATTTCAGCAGCATAATGTCGAGCATGGCGCGTTGCAGCTCGGTCAGGTTAGCGTTTCTGCCGTAGTAATTAATCATGTTCACGGGATTGGCGTCGATCAAATCGCATTCCGCTAGGCCGTTGGTTATGTCAATGTCCCAGAATGTCTCGTTGTCGAGCATGTGATCGAATCTCCAGCCAGCATTGCCGTATGATTTAACCTCCCATTCTCGGTAAAAGAATTCGCCGGAATCGTTTGCACACTCGTCATCGTCAACCATCATGCCGCTCAGCAGCTTCCAGGCTAGGTCAGAAGCGCCCAAAAGGTTTTGGTCAGCTAATGCCATAACCGTCAACTCATGCAGCTCGTAAATACTCCAGATGTGTTCCTCGTTCAACTGGTCTTCAGCATCCGTCATAAACATGTGAGTATTATCATCTTGCGGATCATGGCCGTATTGCTCCATGCCGTTCAGAATTGCCCGATCTTCTATATCTGTTTTGCTTATGTACATTCTATTGCTCCATCATTGAGAATTTAACAAAGCCAGCTTGTATGGCTTCTCTGCATTCTTCGCGTGACTCAAATTCGATAACAATCGCTACATCGGGGCCGATTTCATCAAGCTCGTTTGCCGTTTCTAACATTGCTTGAATATCGCAACTTCCTACAAAGCTCATTTTCGCCATGCTATTGCTCCATTGATTCGGTTGCTGTGTTGATTATTCTAATCCAATGGCCGCCATTAGCAAGCGGCCATTGCAATTAATTTGCAAGGGCGTGTATCTGCTTATCTAGGGATTCAGTATCAAGATTGTTCTTAGCCAACATCTCGCGCATCTTCCGAAGCCCGGCTATTTTCTGCTCTGGCCGTTCCTGCTCATTGGTGGTATCGCGAACATTGCCCTTAACGCCTTTGTCAACGGGGCATTCCCACATTTCAGATACTAGGTAAGGGTGGGGACCTCTCATAAACTTGCGCTTACCCTTCTCTGAGATCGCCTGCCAGTCTTCGTAATGCTTCACCCTGTCAATGGTGTCTTGATAGATAACGCGCTGCTCGCCAATGTTAAACCTAACAAACATCTTTTCGCATTTGCTTTTCTTATCCATGCGCGGACAATATTTTGAGTAGAGTTCCCACCAACAAACGAAAGGGGTTTTGTCGGGCACTGGATCAACTCCCGAACATGTCAAACTGTTTCAATTCTGCCTGCTTCATGTTTCGGCATGCCAGATCAAAGTAGCTGGTTTTTAATTCTACCCCTATCGCGTACCTATCCAGTTTTACGGCCATGTATGCCTCTGATCCAATGCCAAGAAATGGCGTCCAAACTACATCGCCAGGCACAGACCAAAGCTGTAAGCATCGTTCGATAACATCTAATTGAAGCGGGCAAATATGGCGCTCATCATCTGATGCTCTTCCCTCTCGAAAATTAAGCGTATCTGTTTGCCGAATATCATCCCAAATAGGAGAAGCATATTTCTGCCAAACGTCGATGCTGGTATTTTGTGGCGATGGCATCCAGAAAGATGAGCCGTCATGGCGCTCGTGTTTTTTAAATCCCAATGGCGGATTGTCGCCAACGTAGTATTTAAATTCTCCCGCGACTGGCTTTGTGTTTTCGCCAGGCTTTCGCATCGTGACAACGTAATCAGCCAAGCCCATGCGTGACATTGCGGAGTCTTTTTTAACAGTCTTATGCAGCAATCCGAGCGCCTTGGTCCGGGTCATGGCGACTACTGGGCATTTCCAAATGCACACCTCGGAATGATAGATAAACCCAGCCTTCTGGTACTCGCGGATAATATCGCCTCTGAAATCACGGATGCCTATAAACCCGTCATTCTGTTTCGATGTTGGCAAATTCATGCAGTGGATAGCGATGTTTCTGCCTGGCTTCATTACTCTGAATTGCTCCTTGATCAAAAATCGGTAGTGGTCCCAAAATTCCTCGTCATCTTTCACATTGCCCATATCTCGGTCTGAATTAGAATAGGTATATAGGCTCGCGAATGGCGGCGAAAAAACAGAAAAATCAACCGAGTCATCGGGCAGAATCTTAGCGACTTCAACCGTATCGGCGTTGTATATCGTGTAGCTGTTTCCTGAAACCTGATCTATTGTCTGCATTTCTACTTCCTCATAAACATTGGGAGTTCAAATTCAATCGTCGGCGCGTATTCTGTTTTTTCTAATGTCGCGCCCTTTATTTCTGCCACTGTATAATCTCGCATTAGGTCGGCCATCTCTTTTGCGACCTGATCGTGTTGGCGCTGTTTCCGTTTAATGTTATCCAGAACCGCGCCTTCCTTATCGGATATCACAATATGAACATCGACCTGCTCTGTCTGACCAAACCGCCAACACCTTCTGATTGCCTGGTAGAATGATTCAAATGAGTCAGATAGACCTACAAATACCATTTTATTGCAGTGCTGCCAGTTCAAGCCAAAGCCTGCAATTTTCGGCTTTGTCGTAATCTTTTTTATATCACCGGTGCTGAAACCTACAATGGATTTTTCTTTTTTATCCATATCCATCGATCCGGTTATTTCGCAGCTATCAGATAGCGAACTAATCAAAACGGACTCATCGTTGAGGTTGCACCATGCTATACCGCAATCCCAATCTTTCATCACCTCGCACGCGACTCGGCATCGCTCATCGACTGAATTCCTACGGGCTTTATTCCTGTCCTGTAGCCCTTCGGCTATTTGAACAAACAGATCCCCCTCATCGGCTTCTGTTTCAACAACATGCTCGTGAAATACGAGAGGGGGCAGCGCGTACTGCTCGTGGGGATAGCCCAGGTCGCCAGGGTCTCGAATGACAACAGCCCAGGTACTAAGCCATTCCCAGAAGCGTTTGCGCCCATGACCCTTTAAACGCCATTTGGCCGTATCTTCGCTATCGTGGATAAAATAGGTGGCCAGCATTTCAATTTGAGACATGACGCCAAGAAATTCAGACTGAGTGCCTAATTCCATAAAATCGTTAGGCGATGGCGTTGCGGTGCAACTGAGCCGGTAGGGAATCTTTTTTGCAAATTCAGTGATCTGCTTTCTCACCTTGCCATTCATGCCCTTCAATATCGAAGATTCATCCAGCACAATCCCAGAATAATTTGAGTAGTCGAAATGGCCTAGCATCTCGTAGTTGGCAACGTGGATACTGCCTGACTCCAATGGCGCTCTAATGTATTCAGCTTCTATGCCGAATTTAAAACCTTCTCTGACGGTTTGTTGAGCTACGCACAAAGGAGCCAATACAAGCACTTTTCCGCCTGTGTGTTTGACTACCTGGTCAGCCCATGACAGTTGCATTGCTGTTTTACCTAATCCGGTATCGGCAAAAATAGCTGACCTACCTCTACGGCAGGCCCAGCCTACAATGTCTTTTTGAAAGTCAAACAAGTCAACAGGTAACTCGGATGGATCAAATCCCGCGTCAATATGCTCGTATTCTTTTTGTTTTAAAAACTCGCTGTAGTCCATAACACTCCTTAAATTTAAGACAAAACCCTTTTACACCGCTTTTCTGCGATGAGTTTAGAATTATGACGGCTCAAATTTGCACACTACGAATAGCGAGTCTTGGTCAACTGATAATTTCCTATCAGTATCGGCGGAGGCTGTAGAGGGTCAACTACGCAAACTCGGTTTCTTTTTTCCGAGTGCTATCCGCCTGCAAATCTAAGCGGCTGGATAGTTGAAAGTAAGGAAAGTGTTGTTTAAACTGATGCCAAATCGGCAAGGTTGAACAGTAATCCTATCTTACTTTCAACTGGTGTTTCTGCACCAGCCGATGTATTTAAATTAAACCTCTTCTCCGTCATG